CTTGTCTGTCGGTAGACCGCTATCTCCGATAGAACCGCCAAGAAAAGTGTTAATTAGGCTATTTGACCCATACACCCACTCGGTAGTGCCTGCCCCTGTGCCAATAAATGTTACGTTTGCTAAGCCATCAATGAGCCGAAGTTGTTGATTGATGATGCTCTTAAACTCGCTTGTAAGGGAGTACGAGCAGTCTCCTGTTGGTGCCTGGGCATGAACAGTGCCAAATGCATCAGAGATAAACTCAAAAGAATTAAAAGATGCAAAGTTAGCGTTTGTCTTTACCGCTGCAAACATCGGGTAAACAGATGCAGCGTTGAGCATAATGTCAGTAATCATGCAGCTGTTTTCATGCACCACAGTCACGCCACCTGAGGCAGGAGAACCCGACTTCAAAGATATTCTTTGTCTCAAGATGGTACAGAGAGGAGCCTTGTCGTCTTCTTGAAATGCGTTTGCCGCTACATCTACGGAGGGATCTATTGTTAAAGTGGCACCAATGCTTAGTTGCGACTTAATCCACGCCACCAAATTTGTCTCTTCGGGGCCTAGCAAATTGTTGCTAGAGTCAACTTGAAAACCGCTTCCTGATTCTATTACTGTTAAATGCAGGCTGCCGCCTGAGCCACTTCCTGTGAAGTTTGCCCAAACCTTTGCAGGCTGACCGTACCTGTTCAATGGGTAAATGAAGGCAAAGCCCTCTTCGTTCGTAGATGCTGACATCGTTATAACTTGACTTTTAAGACCAGAGTGACGAATGCCGCTTGTGTCGACGTAATAGCCAGACGCATGAGACGCTGTCGATGCAACATAAGAGCCCGTAAGATCATGAGAGCCAGCAAATGTAGTGGTCATCAGAAAATCGTAATCTTGTGATGTGAACTCATAAGCGGAAGAATTTACTAAAACCCTGTTATGCAGGTCAGCGTCTGTCGTAGCGTCAAATGATTGATTGAGGTTAATTGCATTGAAGAATGCCGAATAAACAGCTGTGTCTAAATTTGCGTTTATAGAGGTGCCGGTATTAGTAAACGTCAAGCTCATAAGGGGAGTGTCAATTAAAACAAGACTAATACCTGGAACAGTCATTCCCTCTAAAAATACGTCTTTATTTGGCACTGTGGACGCGACAGAGGGAGACAGCGTCAGCTTAACGTCGCCATCTGAGTGATGATTGAGGTTGCCTCCGGATGCTGTGTATTTAGATAACTTGTACGTGCCTCCCGGCGTGGCGTACACGATTATTATGTGATCGGAACTAGAGTGATTAAAATGTATGGCGTCTAACGAGTTAAAGTAATTTGAGACGAGAACATTCGAACCTCCTGAATCCAGGAGCGTAGATTCCACAATGGTATTCATGGCGGCAGAGATGAAATTAGGAAACTCAAAGTATCTGATATTGTTTCCATCGCGATAAATAACATACAGAGACGTCTCGCTTATCTTTATCAGCTTAATTGACGTAGCCTGTTTCCAGTTATCCTCGTAGTCATCGCCAGAAGCAGTGACTATAGTGTCTAGAGTAAACGGTTTTCGTATAAACCCACCGGACTCGACGTCTCTTACAGCAGCGCAAATTTCGTACGTAGGATATTTGACCGGCTTAGCCTGAACCCAAACCATAACATCGTAATAGGCAGAGTTTCTTAAAACTCGAGCAAGCCTTACTTGGCCAGCTTTTTTGTTTTCGCTAAACGCTACTTTCTCTCTTGAGTAAGAGCAGTTAAGCAAAGCACCACCGTGTTGAAATGTGTCATCAGCAGAGCTTCTATAAAAGTTAAACCCGTCTGCGATAAGCAGGTCCTCATTATGCGCGTAGACGTTTTTGCCTCCACTAATAGTGCCAGAAGATGGGCCTGTAGATGTGTCGGCATCATACTTGACAGTGTTTCCCTGTGTCGCAAAACCTTTACGCTTATTTATTTGACCAGCTTTATCAAACCAGGAATTTGAGGTTGACTCTAAAGCCCCAGGAGTGGCTGTTCCATCAGAAGTCTTTTGATCTAGACCCAGTGAGAACGGGAGCGATATGGTTTTTTTATCTAACATCAAAACACCCAGAAAGTTACTGTCGCATCGACTGTGCAGTTTACAACAAACTGTTTTGACGGACGCGGATTCGGGCCTGATGAATCATGTACAATAGAAGCGCTGCTTAATCTAACAGGTATGTATCCCTTGATCGGACGATTAAGAGGATGACCGACTGAGTTTTTTTGACCTGTTTTAAGCTTTACATTCTCTATTAAAGCTCCATCAAGTAATTCGCAGGCAGAGATGTTATCAGCAAATTTTTTAATAAGCTGCTGAATGTTTGTGACCTGAGCGCCTGTCTGTATGTCAGGAGTAAATCCCCTCATGACTCACCTCAGTATCTAAGAATAAAGTCGTCTCTAAATCGACCCTTGCGAACATCTCGAATGCCATGAGAGCCACTCGCGTCTCTTGGCGTAATCGCTCTAATAATACGACTAGATATTTGCTGCCGCTCGTTTTCCAAAGCTCTGTAGTCAGATTCTTCTTTCATCAACATGCGAATGGCCGCAGCCACCACTAAATACTCTTCGTAGCCTGGAATGACATTTTCAATCTCAGTAACCGTAGATGAAAATTGAGTCGCAACAGGAACATAGAAAAGAGTGATTGTGCCTGATTGCGAGTTCTCAGGAATAATCTTTAGCTTGTTGCCCTCAATCTTATACATAGGCTGCGCTAACCTATCGATGACAGCGAATGGCGTATTGTAGATATTGCGCTCGGTAAAAGAGTAGGCCCTGAGCGTAGACGTAATTCCACCGGAATTGTAATCCACGCCCAAGGCCTTGTAGAAATCATCTGGAAGGTTGGCACCCGAAGCCGCTAGGGGAATCGTATATGCCTGCTCAGAGACAAAGTAATCTTCGTAGCTTTTGACCATAAAGTCATGAAGTTCAGATATACTTGAATTTAAGTAATCTTGAATCTCCGCATCTGTCACGAAGGCACTATTCTCCATGTCAGCACGACGACGCGCACGAGTGCGTAAGTCAGCTTCAGTGTACGTCGCCATGCTCCCCCCTTACGGACGCATATCTAGATAGTCATCAAGTGCATCAACGAAAGCATTGCCGTCGTCTTCCTTGATGGCTGTAGCCATGCGCCTTCCCGCATCCTCTTTTGCCTTGCCATAATCATCATCTGAAGAACCTTCAGCTTCTTTGCCTTTGGCTTTTTCCAAAATCATGACCGCAAGACTTTTGCCCTTGCCCTTCATCAGTTAGTCACACTGGTGTTCTTAAGGAACAAGGTTAGATAAAATTCACAAGTGGTTGTTACATTGTCCACAGTAAACACAACCTCGTTGTTCGTATTGAACGCAGTTGCATCAACGTGCGAAAATGTTCCACCTGCAACTTTTTGAATTAGGCTTACTCCAACCAGGTCTTCATACTTATCCTCAAGAGTAACCTTGAGGGATGTAGCCGACACGCGCTCGCAGCCAGAAATCCCCAAAGGAAGACTAGCTACACCGTGGCCCACTACACCTGTTAGAATCTTGACTTCACGCTGCAAAGCCTGAACGTCTTGAAATCTTCTGTTAGCCATAACTTACCTCCTTAGCTTACGTCGCCGTCCAGGAGATATAGGCAAAAAGTAATATCATTCCCTGCGGGCACGTCTGCTTCTGCTGCTGGACTACTAGCGAGATACGAATCAAAAGCAATCTCTTTATTGCCGTCGACATCCTCTGAGATAACCTCAAAAGCCACCGGTACACCGCCAGCACTAATGTCAAAACATGAGAAACTTGCATGAACAAGACCAGTGTAAGTCTTGTCCAATGTAAGCTTATAATGCCCAGCGCCGGTTCGAGCGATACTCCACCCAAGACCAAGTTCACGGGCTGGGGTTGCAGGAGCAAACCCACTAGCCCCGTTACTTGTTACACGGCCTACGAGCATCTTAACGTCACGGTTAAGACAATCTACATCGAAGAATGTTGGATCTGAGATAGACATGTTTCAATCTCCTTATGCTAGCTTGACGCGAGCGTTGTAGCCAGGTGCGGTGCATCCGACG